AGATCCTTCTTTCAGGAGCACGACTCAATCTGTAGATAACAAGAGAGTCCTCAATCATTCTAAGTTGATTGAGTGCTTTAATGGACTTGTTTAGATAAGAAAGAATAGTATTCTTATTTCTATCTACTAAACCAGAATGAGCGAATGTAACTGAATCTGGTGCAAGTTTTACAGGCTTTAATGAACTCTTAAATGGTTGTCCAATACCACCTACTCCAGCTTTATTAGCATTAGTGCCTGGATCATAAAGATAGTACTCTTCAATCTCTGGATTATCTACATTCTGAATCTGATCTTGATTAACTCTTTGTAAAGCACCATTAAGAGTCTTATCTTCTTTTAATTTTCTAACAAATTTTATTTTAAGTGGATCAATATTCCTTACTTCTTGTATTCCTTCATGCGGTTTCTTTATATCAATGACTTTGTGATAGAAGATTCTGCCATCAACATACCAATTACGCAAAATCTCATGACACTTCTTATCGAAGTTCATGAGTTCTTTAACCTTTTTAAATTCTATTCTGATTAATTCCTTTAATTTATCAGAGCCTGGAGTATTCTCCAAGTCAATCTGAACGGGAGAATCATTCTGATCAGAAACAATCGCTTCGTTTATAATATCTTCAATAGCATTATCCACTTCGGGATGTAATGCCATCTCTCTATATCTTTTGATTAAATCAAATTCAGATTTATAGACACCATCGATGTCTACGTACTGTCCGTAAAAACCACTAGATACATAATAATCCGAGGAATCCTCCTCGGATTTTGGAACAGGAGAAACGACGGACTTTGCAGCCTCGTCGTCCTTCTGAATTTTAAAACCAAATAATTTAGCCATTTAACTATCACTAACTGGGCTCTTCCCAGTTATTTATTACATCAAAATATCCCTCTTATCAAATGGAGATATTTATGGTGCGAATTGAGATTCTGTCTCAACAGCAGACTCAGTATTGAAGAGATTGTTTTCATCTCCATCCCAAGCATCCCACCATTGAACTTGTAGATCAACTGTAAATTCTTCTATTTGATCAGCAGCGTCGTAAGAAACTTCAATTGCACTTACATTGGTTGGGAAGACACCATTGAACTTATACTTCTTAAGTACAGGAACTTTATCATTACCCTTTGGAATGTCTGTCTTAATAGTACCAGCCTTTGCCTGTCTAGTGCTTTGCGTATCGTTTCTTCCTAACTGAAGAACATAAGCATCTGTTTGATATTGTGTAGGATTGATATAACCCATTGCACTATCATGCTTATTGATTCCGTTCATCCACTGTTCAAATGCGTTTCTTAAATTGAATGAAACGTCATTAATTACAGAGATTGTCCAGATATCGAATGACCTATCACCTGCAATTTTTAACTCTCTTCCTCTGAATGGAACGTTAATAACATTAACATTCGAGGCAGGAAGTGCAGCAGCCTTAACCATAAAGGATGAAAAATCATCCAACTGGTTTCCCTGTACATAAGAAGGGAATTGTAATTTGACCTCAAACAGGTTAGGTCTAGCAGCACCACCGATTAGTTTCGACTTGAAAATGTCGATAGTGCGATCTTTTACCTGTGGTCCATTTGGATTCTTAGTGCCCATGCCTTTTTAGCTCCTTCGTAATTTATTTAGTGGATATCAAGCAGTACCTATGACTTCATCAAAACTGATGCCAGTCCTAGTTGCAACAAAGGTTAGACCGATAAAGTTAATCGATCTGGCAGGCTTCACAAATATGTCTGCCTTAAACTGGTTAGCGTCAATAACATCAGGTGTGTTATTAGACTCGTCACAGACAACCACAAAGTCTGTAATACCTCTCTTAGCCTTAACATCACGAAGGTATGGTTCAACAATATTCAAGAAGTTTGTTCTTGTAAGAGTATCGTTGAATTCAAATAGTTGAGCTTTTGCAGCCCTTTCAATTGTACTTTCGATTGTTAAGAACAAACGACGAACGTTGATTCTATCGAAAGCAGAGGCATCCTTAAGTCCTGTCTTGTCTCCGAAGAGAATCATTCCTGCACCAGCAGAGAAGATAACAGGGTTAATTCTCTTAGGATAGAGAAGATCTCTTTGTGCCTGAGAAGGATTATATGCAAGTTTGATTGCATTATTAATTGTACCCCTTGTAGAACCAGCAGGTGAGAACCAAGGATAAGAATTAATAGATGTTCTTGCCATAACTCCAGCAATATCACCATTCAAAGGAATATAACGGAATGTGTTATTAAACCTATCGAAGGTGTATTTGTAACCAGAGTCAAATACTGCATAGGAACTAGACGACAAACTATCATAGAAAGTAACTATATTGTTTGTCTGAGTATCGGAATTAGTTAAACCAACTACTCCAGATCTGTATGGTGAAATACAAGCGATGCAATCCTTACGGGTATTTGCAATCTGAATTAGTTTATTAGCCTTGGCCTGAGCTTCATAGATTGAAGATCCGCCAGATGGTCCCTGAATTAGATAATTAACATCGTATTCAGCAGGATTTTCTAAAACTGTATAGGAATCAATAACTTCTCCAAGAGTATTACTGTATGAATCAACAGATCCATAGTCATTACCACTTGCGAGTGAATTTGCGACAGCACCTATACCATTGAAGGTAACGTTCTGAGCGTTCTGACCCAAAGTACCTGTTGCATCAACAGTATATCCACTATTAGTGGAGTACTTAAGTCCGATTCCAGTTTCAACTGCACCAGCGAAAATGTAATCAGAGTAGTTAGCGATGTAATCCTTGTAGTAAGTAGCTGTACTTGGAGAGATCTTAGCATCAAGTGCCTTAGACAATCCAGTCCATTTCTCTAGGATGTTACCAGCTGTACCTGTTACAGTACCAGTATCATCAACAACTACAATATGAACTTCATCAAATCTTGAATTCCTTTCCTTAGCATATGCGGATGTGCTAGGAGCAGGAGCAACGTTCTTCCAATAGAGATTACTATTAGAAAGTCCGAGTGTCTGTTGTTGATACCAATCGGTTGCAGTATTACCTACACGTAAGTTAATACCACTACCAACACCAGAACTAACAACGAAGTCTGTGTTTGCAAACGACACTGTAGCAGAAGTGTCCATAATGACACGGTTGAATACAGTTGAATAACCAACTATATTACCAGTGTATGTTCCATTAACGGACTTGATCTGGTCTCCGATATGTGCCTTATAGGTATCTAAATCAGAACCAAAATCAATAGTAGTAGAACCAATTCCGATTGTTGCTTGGAATCTAGTTCTCTCAATTCTTTGTTCAACACCAGAAGCATTGAAAACTCTTATACGGTTAGGATAGTTAACGTTAGGAACTTGATTAGTGTTCTGCCAATCGAAGATTCCCTGTTCATATCCTTGGAAAGCATTAGTAGATGAACCTTCTTCATAGTTGGCTTCAGACCAACCACCAGATGAACTGTCATACTTACTAATGATCTTAACGTCAAAAGATCCTTTGTTGATTGCAGTGATCTGTCCCTTAAGGTATCCAGTTTGAACACCAACAGTACCATCTGTTAGAGCAACACTAGTAGAGAAACCAGCGGTAACAGCATATCCAACTGCAAGTCCATCAGTACCAATTGCAAGTCTTTGATCTGCCTTACCATCAACGATGCAAACCTTAAGATCGTTTGCCCATGAGCCAGGGTTCCTTGCAGCGTACTTCCATTGTGGAAGTATGGTGTGATTATTGAAATAGTCTTCAGCAGACTTGATAGACAAGTTAGTAACTGCAGCACCAACAGGTGTGTTAGCATTGGAGAGCAACTCTCCACTTGTCCTAATTACTCTAAGTACTCCACCATAAGACAAGAAAGCGGATGCAGTCATCCAATATTCGTACTGAGCATCAGAAGATTTTGGTGACCCAAACGTATTGAGCAATTCGGCTTCTGTCTCAATTAGAATCGGTACATTAACTGGACCTTTTTCAAAAGGACCTGCAATTGCACCAACCTGATCGTTGATATCGTCAATTCTGCCGATGGTTAAATCAATTTCCTTGACTCTAACGCCTGGTGATACTAAATTTAACGCCATGTTAGTTCCCCTTGAAGAGTTTCATCTTTTTCCCTAAACTTATTTATTGATTAGAGCTTTTTAATGGGGAAACAATACATGAACACACTACCAATCTGGATACAGTTCATCTGGTAAAACTTTATTCTCTCTTCTTCTTTTAACTATACGTTTAACCGTACATATCCTACATTCATATGAATAAGAAGAAGCAAGAGCTCCTCTATTCTTACGTGTCAAATAAAAACCACCTATAAGATCCTTTACATCTCCACAAGTTCTACATTTCCTCTCTTGTAAAAATAGATGTCCTAAATCAAACTGATCATCAAAGTCCATCATACTGATACTACTGCTGTTACCTCTGGGAATTTCTCTTTAACTAACTTCTCAATACCCATAGTTAATGTCTGAGCACTCATAGCACATCCTG